GAAGAGCGGGCAAACTGCCCAGCTGGCCCCGGGGCCACTTGATCCGGAATTCCGTATTTTCGACCACATCGGTTTCCATTAATTTTAAAGTTGTCTCCATCCGATTTTGAGTTTCAATAATACCGAAATAAGCCCAGGTCCCGATCGACACCATGGTGATCAAAGATAAAACCGTTTTCATCGGCATCTGCACAGCGGCTTCTTCAGAAATCTTGAGAGGTTTAGGCATTAGTAATTATAACTTCCTGAGGGAGTATCTCCTTGTTCTAATATATTAAATAATCTTTTATGCTGGTCCATGATTTCTTCATCAGAGTCCATCATTTTATCCATTTGGTCTTCTAGTTTTAAAACTTGTTTTCTTAATACTTGGACTTTATCTTCATGTACTGCCTGAATTGTTGACAGCTCAAACGTACGTGAAAGGGACCATCCGCCCAGGGCTATGAGCAATCCTACTAACAAGGTCATTAATTTGTCGGCCATTAAAATATAATCTCCAGGACTAAGTATAGCGTAATAAAGATGAACATTCCAGTCATTTGGATGTCGTACGGGAAATTATGCACTAATCCCCCAGTACTTCTCTCGATAAATCCTTGATATCCCATTCTTGATCTCTGACTGCATCTGTTGTTTTTCTTAGTATTTCCTCTAAAGCTCTGAAATAGGCATTTACTTCAGTTATTCGAGCATTAGCATTAAACATCTCTCTTGTAAACTCTTCTTTATCCTGAGCGTACTTATCGAAGATGATTTGAATATCTTTGTTCAACATAACTACTTGCTGCTTATTTTCTTCGATTGTTTCAGTTAAATTAATAATATATTTAACCGATCCAAATGTTGCAGCCAGAATGGATACGACTATGGGTACGATTACTACGAGTTTACTCTTACTCAGATCCATTTTTCTTTAGCTCCATTTGTTTTTTGTGTTCTTGTTCCATAATTGCATCAAAGAGATTGTCATCCGTTCGTTTTCTTTTCTCTTCCTTCTTTAGGAATTTCATATCTCTACATTTTTTAGCGACAAGTTCTAGCTCAGGTCCCATCTCTACATTTCTATATTTTCTACAGATCTTAAGGAGTTCTAGTTGTTGTTCGAGTTCATAACGATCGGCTTGTTGTTTTTTAAATTTTTTATCGCAGGTATTTCCAAATTTGAAACGAAAGTTTACTCCTACTCTGTACTCGTGATCATCATGAGTGCTGGAGCCTCTGTCTATATATTCAGTACCACCTTGTCTATATTCAACATACGGAGTTATATCACCAGCATAACAGTCGCGCCAGTTTTGACCAAGGTATTCGTTTTTGGCTTGAGCTGAGGTAGCTGCAAACATTAGGAGTAAGAGGATAATGATAGACGATATGAAATACTGCATCCATCTAATCGCCTTGTTTCTTCTTTTTCTTACGATTCTTCTTGCCCTTAAAATTTTTAAACTGTTGTATCTCATTTTCTATTACCTCAATCTTAGTTTTAATTAAGACCATGTCTTGTGAAAGAGAAAAAGATCGTTGAAGCGACCATCCCCCGAGCGCTAATAGAATAGCGAGTAAAGCGGTGATAAGTTTATCGTTCACTGACACCACTCACAATCATTTGTGTCATCAATAATTAGCTCACCACTTGTTTTTGGTTTATATTCATATGTTTGTTGTTCTGCGTTGTTTTTTTCTACGACCTGACAACATGTACCGGATTTTTCTTTTTCTTTGGAATGCGTACTGCAAATTTTTTCTTCGTCTATTTTCATTTTTTTTCCTCATGATTACATTTTACACACGGACACACACCACTAAACTGACTTGGTTTTCCGCCCCAGTTTGAATGTTCTGCTAGATCGCAATGACAAATACAGTTACAATCTTTGCATCTAACTTCAGGTCCTTCACTCATCTTTGGTTTCCTCTATATTATAAAAATAGTTATCACTATCTTCAGTTTTCCATTTACTGGTATCTTCCACATTCCATTCACTAGTTTGTACTTTCCAGTCAACAGGAATTTCATCTTTTACTGTAAAAGATGGAATGCTCCAGATTAATCTATTGTTAGGCTGTGCCGCATAGTTGCCATCATCCAAGGCTAATATGTGAGCACACTTATGCTCATGCGGAATTTCTGAATGATCCGTGTCTATTATATTACTCTCTGGGTGAGCCCAGTCAACTGTGAAAAGATAGGATCCTGTGTGCCAAACCTTGTCTTTATCTATATATTTCCCACATTGACCATCTAAAATATCGTAATTAGTGATAGCAGGATAATAACTAAAACAATTCCAAAGCTCCAACTGGTCAAGTCGAGTCCTAGGAACTTTTTTGACATCAAAACCTCTTTGTATGAAGGCGCTAATCGGTAAACGATAGAAGATAGCACCATTTTCCATAATTGCGTGAAACAATATGGGACGGCCTGTAATCGATGCAATACCAAAAACCACACAATCTTCCACTTCGCCATGGTGTTTTTTAAGGTCATATAGATATTCTCTCCTGATTTGTGCATACAAGACAGGAATATTTGCATTTAAATAAGCCATCCCACATGAAATCCTTATGCTGCAATAATTACGATTGCTATAACAATAACGACTGCTGCAGCAATTTTAGGATGAGCTTTAGCTTTTGCCCATACTTTATTAATATGTTCCATAGTTCCTCCTATTTAATTTCACCCCAGTTATCACCAGATTCATAGTCTACCTTATTAGGTATCTCTAATTCAACTGCGGATTCCATTATATTAACTATTTGTTTTGCTTGTTTATCATCTTTTACTGAAATGTCCAACTCATCATGTACCTGAATATGTGGAATAATTTTTTCTTTATGTAGTTCTATCATGGCTTTTTTAGTCATATCAGCGGCGCTTCCCTGAATTAATTTGTTTAAAGCTTTGTAGGTGTAGGCGCGTTTGATCCCTGGTCCGTGTTCCCTGAGCGCTGCTTCATGGCTCATGGCCTTATGGATCCCGAAACTATTGGGTTCCCATAAGTGGAAACGACAAAGGCGCCCTAACAAAGTTCTAATTTGTCCTCTCTCTTGAGCTCTACGCATAACGGATTGTAGGAGTTGTTTAACAAATGGAACTTCTGTATGATATTTTCCCAAAAGTTCTTCCGCTTTCTCTTTACTCACTCCTAATGAAGCCTGTAATTTTGCTTTTCCCATTCCATAAAATAATCCTAAGTTAATAGTTTTGGCCTGGTCTCTTGGAATGTCTGCCATCCCTGCAACAATTTTATGAAAATCTACGTTATCTTCATTATAAGCATCTGCTATTTTATCAACCCCATATAAATTTTGAAGTAAAGCATAGTGAGTTACGAGGCGCGGCTCTTGTTGATTGTAATCAAAACAACCCCATTTATGTTTTTTCTCTGGTATAAATATTCTTCTAATGATTGGTCCGAGGTCCTTGTTCCGTGCAGGTATCTGCTGGAGATTAGGATTCGAATAACTAAATCGTCCAGTGATGGTACCACCATTATCACCACGAAGCTGATTAATGTCAGCATGAATTCTGCCTCTATGAACATGTTTAATAATGGTATCAATAAATGTAGTGTGAGCTTTATTAATTTCTCTCGCCTCTGCAATTTTCTTAACGACTGGATGGCTATGGTTGGCTAGAAAATTTTTCGTGAAGCTTGGAGCTTGGGTCTTGACTGTTCGTTCATAGGGTTCTTTCAATTTATCAAAGACCGTAGCGATCGACGCCGCGGCCCAAATCTGAACTTCTATTCCCGTATCATTTTTAATTTGTTTCAGAAGATTTTTTTCTTCATCTCCCATCATCTTTTTTAATCGTTCAGCTTCTTCAATATCTACTCGAACTCCTTTAAATCTCATATCAATTAAACAAGGAGTAAGTGCGGTCTCTAAATCAAAAATACTCCACAGATCTTGAGTTTGAAGTTCATGTTTGCAGGCTTGCCATAATTTTAAAGTTAATTCTGCATCTTTTTCTGCATATTCACCTACATACATTGCTGGTAATTTGTACATTTCTTGTTTAGGATCTACTCCCCATGATTTGGCAGCTTCTTGTAAAGCGTATTCATTTTTAGATTCATGGATGTAATCTTTACAAACTGAGTTTAAATCATAGCGACCTCGATTCTCATCGATCAAAGAAGTAGCGATCATGGTATCGATAATACGACCATTGATTTTAAATCCCATGGCGCGTAACCAACATACGTCGTACATGGCATTGTGAAAAATTTTATCTGAGTCTGTTAGTAAAAGATCTTTAACCCATTTAAGAACAACATCTTTATCCATGTTGCCACCACCTTCATGAGCGATTGGGTAATAACCTTTCCATCCATCAACAGCGACAGCGATTCCTGTAACACATCCTCTACCTACAATAGAACCTGAGCCATGTGTTTTTAATTGAGGATCTTTTGTTTCTAAGTCGATAGAAATTTCTTTGCGGTCTCTTAAGTCTGGAAAATTAGTTGGCGGAAGCCATTCAGTTTGTGGTGCGAAAAGTGGTGTATCAGTCATAATCTCTTTCTATGATCATATCGATCATGTGTTTTGCTTTTAATAAATCTTGCTTTCCTCCCTTATCCTGGTGTCTCACAACGTATTTAATAACACAACCTTCAGGATATAGCAACTTGTTCTCAGTTACAAACCTACTCGGTTGCAATTTATACTTTCTGTAGTGATTGCCACCGATCTGCTTTTTCCATACACTCATTATTTACCTCTTAGTTTGTTCCAAAAATTGTTATGCTTCATTCCTTTATATTCTCCAAACGTAAAATCAGGTTGATAAAGAAATAAATTATATTTGGTTCGTGTTACTCCAACGTAAAAAATTCTCATTTCATCATCTCTTTGTTTTCCTCCCATACAATAAGATGAATAAGGTTTATAGGTCCAATCACAATTTAAAATTGTATTAGCTGACTCCAATCCTTTTGCGCCATGAATAGTG